GCGGTTGTGAATGCAGGCCGTTTCGAAGTTGCCGATAAACTTGCAGTCTTCCACCGTCACGTACTCGGAATCGACGAGGTAGATGCCGCCCGTGTCCGCGCCGCCGTCCGTACCAGCCGGATCGGTTGGCTGCTCGAACCGGCAGCGCCGCACCGTCAGGTAGTCCTTCGTGGTGGCGAGGTTGATGAACGAGAGCGCTTCTTTCGTCGAACTCGTGACGAACTCGCAATCCTCAATCGTCGCATAGTCGGCGTTCACGTCGATGAACTTCACCAGCGAATCAATGTTTCCAACAAAGCGAAGGTTGCGCACCAGCACGTTCGCCGCGTTGATTTTAAACGTCGCCGTGGTGGCCGTGCCCATCGTAATCGTGGGCTTGTTGCTGCCATTGCCAAGGCCAATGATGGAGATGCCAGCGATGTCCGCATCAACGCCAGCCGCCGCCGTAATCGTTTCGGCGTGGCCGGGCATCACAACAATCACGTCGCCCTTCGACGCCGTGCACGCGCCGACGGCGCTATCGATGGTGGTGAACGCTGTTTCCGGCGTAAGTCCGCCAGAAGTCGTCGAACCGCCGCCGTTGCTGTCCACGAAGAACACGCGCGCAGTGCCGGCGGACTTCAGGAGGTTCGGCCCGCCAGGCACATTGGAATAGTTCAGAATCGTCGGAACCGTTGAAATCATGTTGATTCCTTTTCGTTCAGTGTTTCAGGTTCGCTTAGGCAATCGCCGTCAGCGGAACGCCCTGCGGATAGCGCGGCTCGCTCAGAATCCAGAGTCCGCCAGCGGTAATCGTCTTGTTGGCTGTTTCGGCAATCGTCGCGTACACGAAATCGGCGTCGGCCAGTGCAGCCCGCACGTCCTCGGCGCTCACTTCGAGGAACCACATGTTGTTCGCCACCGCGCCGCCAGTGGCCGTCGCGAAGTTGTGGCCGGAGCTTGAGCGCGAGGTCAGCGCGCCCCACGTGTCCACTGTGGTGCTGGACAGGCAGCGCCGCGAATGGAACGCCATCGCCGTTGCGCCCGTCTTGGCCGCGTCGGTGCAGGCGTTGACGGTGACGAGGTTCGAGATGCCCGAATCCTCGATTGCGCCCGTCATAATCACCAGCGTTGCGCGGCGGTAGTCGCGCAGGCAGATGACATCGGTGTCAATGCCGCCCGCGAACGCATCGGCCACCGGATAGAAGGCGGCGACGATGTGATGGTCATAGAGGAAATCTTTGCTCGGCATGTCTTGCTCCTTTTGCTCAAGCGCCGCTATTACGCGCGGGTTGCCAGAGTGATGAACGGCGACTGCTTCGCAGTGCCCTTGAACGGCGTGATGGACTGGTCGAGCCACGGCTGGCCGTCGATTTCGAAGATGAAGCGGAAGGCCGTCTGCGCGAAGTCGAATTTCAGGTGGATGCTCATCGCGCTGTCGATGCCGCCGCGAGACTGCACCGCGTAAGCCTTCATGTTGGCGAGGATGATGTCGCCTTCGGTGCCGAGCGTGGCGCAGTATTCCAGCGGAACCACCGGCAGGCCGTAGATGGTGCCGTAAGGCGCGCCGCTGATGTTGTTGCCAGGCATGAAGACGGGAACGCCGCCCGTGCCCACGGCCTTCTGCATCGAGAGCAGCGCCGGCCACACGTCCTGATTGACATACCACTTCGCGCCGCTGAGATAGCGAGCGGGCATCCGCGCATACATCTTTTCGAGGTTGGTAATGTTGATGGTGGCCGCAGCCTGTCCCGTTTCCTTCGCAATCTGCACGCGCGGGCGGTCGGTCGCGCCTTCCAGCACGCCGCGAGGCTGCGCGGAGCCGTTGCCGTTGATGATGGCGTCGCCCACCTTGAAGTTGATTTCGTCCGCCGCGCGGGTGCTGAGGAACTGCTCAAGCTGTGGGGCGTTGCGGAGGAGCTTGTCCGACACGTAGCAGAGCACGTAAAGCTGGTGCGGTTCAAACTTGATGCTCTTGAACGTCGGCTTGCTCGCGGACATCTCCGTCAGTTCCGCTTTCCAGCGGCCCTGGATTCCGCCAGCGCGCGAACCATCGGCGCGGGAGGTCTCGTTGACAACGGGGTACTCCATGCTCTCAACGCCGTAGGGCAGCGCCGGCAGCACATCCACTTCATTCATCAGGTTGTTGGAGGTGACGCCCATGCGGTCCTGAATGGCCGTCGAGAATGCGGGCGGAACAAGCACGCCGCCTTCACTGGTCAGGCCAACGCTAAGGCCGTCGCCAGCAGCCGCCAACAGTTCCCTGCTCGCGCCGCGCCCCGTATTGAAGGCGTGCACGTCAGCAGCGAAGCGGCCAAACCCGCCCACGCCGTCATAGCCGCGCGTCGGGTTGTCCTGCACGCGATCGTGCGTGCTGATGCTGGTGCGCTCAACGTTCACCGTGGCGCTCGGCTGCTCAGCCGGAGCCTTGCGGCCCGCGCTCTTGTCGAGGTTCGAAACGTCAACCTCAATCTGCGCGAAGGTGTCGATGGCGTCGCCAAGCCGCTTGGCTTCGGCGAGGTGCGCCTTCGCCGCGCTCAAGTCCTCGGCGGACAGTTCCGGCTTCTCCTGAATTGCCGCAGCCTTCTTCAGTTCGTCGGCGCGCTTCTCACGCAAAGCCTGTACATTCGGCATGTTGCTTGCCCTTTCCTATGGGTCGAACAAAACAAAAAAAGGCGCATCCCGCGTGGGTAATGCGCCTTGTCTCTGCAATGCGAATCTTCTGTTGTACGTCTGAACAAGCGACTCTGCGCCGTTCACACGAATTATTACATTAGTCTATACGCGCCGTCAAGAGTTTTATTACCAATAAAATCGTAGTTTCGTATCCACGCCTATGAAAGAAAATTTCACAGTTGCGCCTCCACCGCCGCAATCGCCAATCCCAACCGCGCCTGCTCCGCGCGCATCTTTTTCCGCTGCCGTATCTTCTCGCCGTAGCCGCTCACCACTTCATCCATTGAAGCCACCGCATCAATGAGCCCGAGCCTCTTCGCCTCAGCGGCAAGGAACATCCGCCCATCGGCTACGGCCTTCACGTCTTTCTTGTCCATCGCGCGGCCTTCTACCACCGCCGCCATGAAGAACTCGTTAATCTCGTTCACGAGCTTCTGCACTTCGGCGAGTTGCGCGTCGGACACTGGCGCGCCATCCGCGCCGCCCTTGTACTCGCCAGTGCTGATGACGTGCACCTTGACGCCAGCCATTTCCGCCGCCTTGCTCGTATCCTTCACAACCGTAAACACGCCAATGGAACCAATCTGCGCCGTAGCGTTTGCCGTCACGCGCCGCGCTTGCGCTGCAATCCAGTAAGCTGCGGAAGCGCCGAGGTCGTCGATGTGCGCGTAAACGGGTTTCTTTGAATCGGTTGCGCGGATCTCCGCCGCAAGTTCCGGCGTGCCGGCAACAGTGCCACCAGGGCTGTCGATGCGCAGCATAATGGCGCTCACCTTGTCGTCCGCAACAGCAGCGCGGAGTGCCTGCCGCAGCGCAATGCTTGACGCGCCGCCGAACTTCGAACGCGCGCGCATAATTGGCCCTGTCACTGACAGCACCGCCAGCCCGTCAGCGCTCACGACGTAGGGAGGAGTGCTATCATCGTCAGCGCCGAGGGCCAGCGGCTTCCATGTGCCGTCCTTGACGGCGGCAACTGCGGAGGTGAACCACGTGGGCTCGACGGCATAGAGGCCAAGGTGGTTTTGAAAGCATTCAGCGTTATGCATCTAATTTCCCCTTATCGACTTGCGAGAAAACCACTACGGCCAATGAGCTGATTGTTTCATGCTCTTGTCGCGCCAGCTCTTCCTCAATGCGCTTTGCGCGAAACGCCTCTATTGCCTCGCGCTTAACGTTCCAAAAATATCCGCCCGCAACTCCACTTAAAACCTTATCGACATCTTCTTTGAACCCGCAGATTCTGGCGGCTGCGCGGGCTGCCGGCCTAAATGCCACCACAAAATCTGAATGCATTTCCGTTAGGAGTGAGTCGATAGAACTTATAAAACTAGCCTCGTCACCTTCATGTTTCTTGGCTAGTCGCCGAATTGCCGAACACGCTTTTCGAATAACGCGCTCCGCCGCACTTTCGAAGATGGCCATATGTGTTGCGCGGTAGGCATCAATATCTATGCCATGGTCGCCCTTCTCGCCTTTCACTCCCTGTGGACCCCGCGGACCCATCTCGCCCATCTCGCCTCTCGGCCCTTGGGCTCCCGTGTCGCCTTTTTCTCCACGCTCGCCCTGCGGCCCAACCGGCCCAACCGCGCCACTTTCTCCGCGCGGTCCTCGTTCACCGGGATCTCCTTTGGGGCCAACAATCGGCTTCTGCGCCTCCGGCTTCTGCGGGCCTTTCTGTGCAATCTTCAGCGGCACCATCGCGCCCTGGATGTAGTGTTCATCACCTTCGGGGCCGATGGGGTTCAGGTTTTCGATGCGCCGCACATCGTTGATGCTCATCACGCCAGACGCCACCTGCTTGCTGTAGTATTCGGCTTTCGCCACGCGGTCCACGGTGTCTAGCATGTCGAGAAGCAACTCAGCGAAAATAGTCGCTTGCTCGCGGATAGGAACGAGCTTGCGCTGGCACTCCTCACGCCAAATCGTTGCCCATGGCGTGATGGTGTGCGTCTTGAACTCCAACCCTTGATGCTCGATGTTGTTGTTTGTGCTGCGCAGGAGGTGTTGAATCCTGTGCGGCGGCATATCGAACCAGCGACAAACTTCCTCGACGGAAAACTGGCGCGTCTCGAGAAACTGCGCCTCGTTCGGGGGTATGCTGGTGCGGCTGTACTTCATTCCCTCTTCAAGGATAAGCATTGTGTGCGCCTTGTCCGCGCCTCTATGCCGATCCTCCATGGACTTCCGCAGATAGTCCTTCGCCTGGTCCTTCAGCACTTTCGGATGCTCAAGAACGCCGCCTGGAACCGCGCCATTGCCATAGAACGCCGCAGCGAACTCTTGCGCCGAGAGTCCAAGCCCAAGGCACTCAGCAGCCAGCCGCAGCACCGAATACCCAGTAAGCCCGTCGCCGCCAAGTCCGTGCACATGGAACATGTCATCAGACAACAGCACACGCGCTTTCTCTCCGCGCCTCATGCCGTCCATGCTAGGACGCACCTCATACACGATGTATCCAGAATCATTGCGCCGCACCGTTACGCGCGACGGATGAATTGGATGCAGTGCGCGCGGCGCGCCGCTATCCGCCCGCTCAATCTCTGCGTATCCGTTGCCCCAGCCAAGCATGTGCGCGGTCAACGTCTGCCGAAACGTCATACTGCCCATCTCGACGCTGGGGGCGTCGTGCAGCAGCGGATATAGCGGATGGTCCGTCGCGCGCTCTTTGCCATCGGCCACGCGGCGATAGGTAATGAATGGCACCATGCCAATAGCCTTGGAGATGTTGTTGATGCAGGCGTAGTACGCGGCAAGGCTCATCGCACTATCAGCCGTCACCGATGCGCCGCTGCGGGTAGTTCCGCCGCCCGTTGCTGCAATCAGCCAATTCGCGGGGGTCTCAAGGTTGCTTGTCGGCCCATACGTGGCGAACAAGGATTGAATCAGGCTCACTTATCTCCTCCCGCGCGCTGCCGCCAGTTCGTGACACTCAAGTCCAGCCACCACAGCCCACCCACGGCAACGAGAGCGAGCGCCGGCCCAAGCCACAACCACACTCCAGCGCCGATGAGCAGGAGCGGCGTGAGGATGATGGCGATGCGTAGAACGGTTTTCACTAGACGGCCTCCAAGCCACGCGTTTCATAGATGCTCGCTGGCGACTCCGCCACCATCGCTCCACCAATCGCCATCAGCGCCGCAGGTATGCCGTCAATCTTCCTGTAGTCCCCGTGCGGCGGCTTCACTGGCCGGATGTTGCCGTTCGGATCTGTTCGCACCGCCACATTCGACGCCATCCACGTCAGAATCGGGTTGTGCCCGTGGCGTAGAGTCTGGTTGATAACCATCGCCTCGAAGCGCTTGGCGGGGCCCGTGAAGTTGTTGATGGTCTGCGGGAACTTAATCATCTCATCGAAGCCATCGTTGCGCACCTGCTGCGCTAAGTCGGCGGCGTTCCACGCGTCGTACTGGATGCTGCGCACGCTGTAAGTGTCGAGCGTTTCCTTGATGCACGCACGGATGTACTGGAAATCAATCTCGCTTCCCGGCGTCAATTCGATGAGCCGCTGCGCCGCCCATGTCGTATACGGCACGCGGTCACGCCGCTCGCGCTCAATGGCGTTGTCCTTCGGAATCCAGTACCACGTCAGCAGCGCGTTGTGCTCGGGGAAGTACAGCGCATAGGCCGCAATGTCGATGGTGCTGGCGAGGTCGAGTCCACCCCACGCATCGCAGCCTTTCAAATCCGGCGCGTCCTTCGGACAGGAGCGCCACTTATCCATCGGTATCCACAGCGTCTCCTGTGCCGTCCAGATGTTGAGGCGATAGCGCTTGAAACTGTTTTCCTTCACTGGCGATTGGCGTGCCTCGTTGCAGTCTGCGGCAAACGAATCGAAGTCAATCGTGCTGCCAAGAGACGGGTTTGCTTTGCGCCAGACTTGCGGGGAAGTCCAATCGTCGTCTTCCTTCGCTCCACAAACGAACGCAAAGAACGAATCATCTTCAATAATTCCATCGCGCACCTTGCACGCGTAATCGTGCTGCTCCCAGCAGATGGAGTTGCGGTCGTAGCCGGCAGTGGTAATGGAAATCAGCATCGGTTGGCTACGCGCCGCGCCGCCGTACCGCAACGCGTCCCACAACGCCCGCGTTGGCTGCGCGTGCAGCTCGTCGAAAATCAGCCCGTGAATGTTGATGCCTTCCGCCGTGTACGCCTCGGACGATAGCACGCGGTAGAACGAGCCCGTTTCCTCGTAGGTCAGCGTCTTGCGCGAGTCGATGATGTTCAGTCGCGAGCGCAGCGCGGGCGATACCCGCACCATCTTCGCCGCAGCCTTGTAAACGATGCCAGCTTGGTCGCGGTCGGCGGCGGCGGAGTACACTTCCGCACCTGCTTCGCCATCAGCCACGAGCAGATACAGCGCAAGCCCGCTGGACAGCGTGCTCTTCCCGTTCTTTTTTGGAATCTCAATGTAGGCGAGCCGATAGCGGCGCGTGCCGTCCGCGCGCTTCCAGCCGAATAACTCCATCAGCAAGCGGCGCTGCCACGGCAGCAGGATAAACGAGTCACCCGCCCATCGGCCCGTGCTGTGGCGCAAGAACACGTGAAAGAACTTGATGACGCGCCACGCCGCCGCAGGGTCAAAGTAACACCCACGAGCAACGGCCTTGCGGTCCGCCTCAGTCTTCGTCCATGCGGCTGTTACGCGCGGGTCACGCATTCTTTTTCAGGAACGCCTCAAACTCGTCTTTCTTGCCCGACTCTTCCGCCTTAATGCGCGTGCGTGCCGCTGGCGACAGCCCGAAATGGCCAGCCAATGCAATGAGCCGCTGCACCGCCTTGTTCTTGATGCCCACCAGCGGATTCTGAACCCAGTTTCCCTTGTCCGTTTCAATCAACCGCGGGCACTTCTCAAGCTGCTTCACGCAGTAAACAACCTCGGCCATGGCTTCACAATAGGCGAACAACAGCGCTTGGTCGCTTTGCCGAAGCATTCCGCGCCCCATGCGCTGCAACTGGCCCGTGATGTAGTCCCACTCCGCCTGCATCTCTGCGGACATCGCCGGCATTGGCGGCGGGCCCTCAATCGGCTGCGGCTCCGCATCGTTCAGCGGGCGCTTGCCAGGATTGCCGCGAATGACTTTAAGCGCGGTGGGCGTTGGACTTGGGCCTCTCTCACTCACTGTGCATTACCCCTATGTCGAAAAGTGCGGCGGTTCGCGTTCGGC